TAGGATGTTGAGAAGTCAGGTTAATAAGTTTGATACTTTTCCTTCAGAATTGGGTGTTGTTGATGTTGCTATAAGAGACGGTGAATCAATCGTTAAACTTGAATCATTCAATGACAGAATATTACAGTTCAAGGAGAGGACATTATATGTAATTAATGTATCAGATGCGGTTGAATTTCTTGAGGATACATTTCAGTTCAGGGGAATTGGTTTTCCATATCATGCAGTAAAAACAGATATTGGTGTTGCTTTCTTTAATAAATTTGGTTGCTTTATTTATGATGGCAAGTCAATTGTTGATTTACTTGAAAGACAACGTAGAAAGACATTTGACCAAGAGGATTTTGAGGATTTTATTGATGGCGATAGTGACACTGATTATTCAGAAACACATATCGCATACTTACCTGAACAGAAACAATTATTTTTATTAAACAATCATGATGATGTATTGTTATATGATTTTACATATATGTCTTGGATTACTAGGGGAGTTGACAGGGTAAACGATGCAAACTCAAAACGTAGTAATCTTCAACTTGATTGGAAAGATAGGCTATGTTACGTGATTGGTAACAACGCAGAGATTGAATACTGGCAAGAGAGTGGTGATTCAAAGTATCTTGATTACAGGACAAAAGATTTTGACTTCGGTGAGCCTGGTTCAAAGAAACTAATATATAAAGTAATTATATCTTACAAGGGAGGGTCGGAGGATATACTTGCAAAGTTTGCAGTGAATGGTACTCAGTCTTTTTCAGGTACATTCGATGTTGATGGTACAACTACAACTAAACCTCTTCCCTATTCGTCTAATTGGACAACTGCAGTTTTAAAACCAACCTCTGGTGCAAATAATATATATTCATTTCAATTACAATTGGTGAATGATACTGTGGTTTCAGGCGATGTTAATAGCTTTCCTTCAAGTACAACTTTTACCATTGACTCGGCTGATAATCAGGTTGATGATTTTTATCAAGATAAAATAGTTAGAATTGTAGATGGACCTGGTGTTGGTGAGTCAAGGAAGTGTACTGATTATGTTAATTCCACAAGGGTTCTTAGCGTTCTTCCCTCTTGGACAGCAACCCTCACCACTGATTCAGATTATGAAATTGGATGGGTAGACTCAGATTTTGCAATTAATGATATAACAATATTTTATAGATTAAAGCCGCCAGGAGCAGGTGCATAATGGCATTATCAAGACAGGAAAGGATATTATTACATAAGAAATCCCAATCTCCCCACACTGGCGTAGGAGCTCCTTCAAATCTTGAAGGTAAAGATGGTGAAACAGCTTATCGTAGATTGCCTGGTGTTGGCACTGTGCATTATATAAAAAGAGATGGTGAATGGCAGGCATTATCATCTACTGATAGGATGCCAGCCAAAAGGTCAACAATACGAGTTTCTGGAGGTGCTGGATCCGGTATAACAGACCACGGTGGTATGTCTGGGATTGCTGATGATGACCATACCCAATATTTACTTGTTGATGGTACAAGAGCTATGACAAGTGCAATGACAATTGGTACTGATGCCGATGGAACTGACAGAAGTATCACATGGGGGCACTCAACTTTGAAAACAATCATTGGTATTGATGACTCCTCTGATGCATTTGTTATTAACACTGACGCAGCCTTTGACGGCACTCTTGCTAATAACTCATCTCTTGCTAATAACTCATTCTCAATTGATGCATCTCATAATGTTATTATTGCAGGGGGATTAACTGTCGGAGCTGATGCCGACGGAACTGATAGGACTATTACGTGGGGTCACTCAACATTAAAAACAATTATTGGCATAGATGATTCAGCCGATGCATTTGTTATTAATACAGATGCGGCTTTCGATGGTACATTAGCAAATAATTCATTAACAATTGATTCTAATCATAATGTAGGTATAGCTGGTGATTTAACATTATATGGAGCTGATATTACTATCGGTTCCGATGCAGACGGTACTAATAGAACTATCACATTTGGGCATTCCACATTAAAGACAATCATGGGTATTAGAGATGCCACCAATGTATTTATTATTAATACTGACGCATCATTTGAATCAAATACAATTGATAATTCATTCGCTCTTGATACGAATAATAATTGTTTTATTGGAGGGGATATTTGGGTTGGTGATGATATAATAATGAATTCATCAGGCTCTGTTATTAGTTGGTATGGAAGTGATGTAACCTTAACACATTCATCTGGTAAACTTACCCTTGGCGGAGATGGGTCGGTAGAGATAGATTTTAATGACCATGAAATGACCAATGTAGATATAAATTCTGGCACTATTGATGGAACTACCATTGGAGCGAGTAATCACACAACAATTAAGGGAACAACGATTGACGCTACCACTGATTTTACTGTAGGGACCACTATTATTACTGATGACCAAATTCAGTTTATGCCAACACAGAATGATTATGTCACTATTGCGGGGTCTAGTCATGGTTCTCTAAATATTACAACAGTAGATCAGAACGCTGCTGCTGCAAATATTGTAGTGACCGCTGACGGAACATTGGATTTAAACTCCGTCGATCTTGATATTGATGCTTCTGGAGCTATTACTATTGATGGAGTTGGTGTAAGTATAGATAGCTCATCGGCATCAAATTTAACAACCTCATCAGGGGCGTTGACTATTACTTCAGCCGCGGCTGCAACATGGAGTACAGCAGCTGGAGCATTGACATTAACATCAGCCGGTGCAGCTACATGGTCTACTGCCGATGGAATTTTAACTTTAAGTGGGTATTCTGGTGTTAATATAGCAGAGTCTGGTTCTGCTGTAATTGGTATAGATACTAATCGAGATGTATTATTTAGTCAAACTGATGGTTCAAGCGGTGACCCTGATGTTGAAATTGATGGTTATCTTGTTGTTGATGGGACTGGAGAGTTTAACGGAACATTACAATCCGATAGCACTGCTGATTTCAATGGAACTATAGACGCTGATGTAACAGATTTTGATGTTGCATCATCAGGTGATATAGATTTAGTGAGTACAAACAACGCAGTAGGAGCAATAACAATCCATGCTAATGGTGGTACGAATGAAACAGTGCTCATTAGGTCTGTCCAGGGGACAGCATCTACAGAAGGGGCTGCCTCAGTACAACTATTGTCAGATGTTGGTGGTATAAATATAAAGTCTGGATTAAATAATGCAAATGCGATACTATTAACTGCTGATGGGGGAATAAGCGAAACCATTGTATTACATTCTGACCAAGGGACAGGTGCAGCTTCAATTGCATTAGTATCAGATGTAGGAGGAATAACATTAGATGCAGGTCTCGATATTGCTCTCAGCGCTGACGGTGACCAAATCTCAATGGATGATGGAACTACCACTAGATTTACATTTAATGTTGATTCAACTCCTGAATTAGATGTTACTGGTAACTTTATATTAGATGGGTCTGGTACTATACAGTTAGATTCAGCGGGTAATCTAATAACTCTTACTTCAACAAAGGTTCATCAGCAGTCTCCGTATACCCTAGGTGGTGTTGACGGATATATGCATAGAATTGATGGTATTGGACAGATGTTTAATTTAGGTGATGCGGATTTTATCGCTAATTATTCAATACATACTAATCATGATAATATAACCTCCACTTGCGATACTTCTTTCGCTGATACAAATGGTGCTGGCTGGGAGGCTGGGGCTTAATGGGTAGTCCAATAACACCTGGGTACACTCTAAAGAGTAAGAAATTTTCATGTAAACCAGAGCGTTTAACTTCTGGTCTATTACACGTTCTAGTTAAACATGAGGTTCAAGACCAGGATAATGATTTAGATACTGGTGAAAAGGATGTGAATCATGCTTATAATTTTCACTGGAATACTGGAACTTCTCCAACATCACCAAATGCTGTTCCGACTGATGGGGATTTCCCCTTTCATGATTATGATTCATCAACAATTTATCCCCACGCTGATTCAACGGGGCATAAGCCAGAGTATGCCACAGATTTTGCAGTGGGAAGAGCTACGACATACAGTAATATTCCAACATATAATGGCAGTGATTTAACTAATGTTACAAATACAACTGTCCAAAAGAATTTGTCATTAGGTGATTATGATTGTTTTATATTTCATGTAACTTGCGCTAATCATTTAGAATCAAATTATTGGCCAAGTGATACTGTAAAAACTTCATTTGGTGGAGGTACATATTATAGTTCACCACAGTCTCACAATAGATGTCAAAGTTTTATTAAATCTCATTTAATATCTAGGATTAATAATATAAGAAATACTGAGCATACCACTGACTATGAAAATAGTATGACTAAGCAAGGAGTGCCAATTATGCGACTCACTGCTGATGAAACTAATATTGGGTCGGGATATGTAACTGAAACTTTAGCTGCAGGTGGCGACCTTACTTGCACACAAAATATGGATGGTCTATATGACGAGTATTTGATTAGTAATGGAGTTTATGAAGACCCTGGATATGGATTAGATTTAGAGACTAAGAATACATTTTTTACTCCAGTCTATAAGATTGCAATTTCTACAGACCATAGTCAGGGAGACCCTACAAGAGTTAGAACCGGAACCACGAATCCCCAAGCAGGCGACCATTCGGGTAATTACGGTGATTGGGAGGCTGACCATTGGTTCTCTACTAGGAGTCACAGTGTAAGCGCATTTAATTTAACAGTTGATGTGTATCTATGGGCATATAATACAGCGTCACCTGGAGCTGCTGGCACAGGTAATTCTCTGTCGTATACAAAAAATAGGGTAAATGTTATGTGGCAACCATTTGGTGAGACAGCCGACTTAGGTATTGAATCATAACTACTAATATATGACTTGAATGATTGATATGAATAGATTAACTTTAACATCAAACGCATAGGTTTATATGCCATCATTATCTAAATACGGCGCTGCTTCGGGAGCATCAAAGAAATTCAGTAGACGATTAGCATCAGCCAGCAAGTTTGGTTCATTAGCACAAACTGCCAAAGAGACCGGTGTAAGAAGTAAACAAGCAATCGCTGATACATTGGAATCAATACAAAAAATTGCTGGTACGGTCGGTGAAGTAAGAAAAGAAATACAATATGGCAAGGATGTTGAAGACATTGCTCGTGGAGCTTATGGTATTGAGACAAAGACAGAGAAGGGATTCCTTGGTATTCCAAAAACAACATACACAGAGAAAGATACAGGAAAAGTATTATCAGCCATGGATGTATATGTATATGGTAAATATGGTGAAGGTACTCCCACATATGAGGAATGGTTTGGTGAAGACGCTCAACGTGAACGTGGCATGAAGGAAATTGAAGAAATACGAAAAGCTAATGTAGCTGCATCTGCTGAATCTTATGAGGGTAGAAAAGAAAAATTCGATACGATGCAACAGCAAAATAAAGAATTATTAGAAAGACAAAGTAAAATTGTTGTATCTGAAGAAGCAGTCTCAGAAACTCCTGTGGTTGAGGAGATTATTTCTGATGATTCAGCTTATGTAACAAGAGGGGCTAAGTCTGATGTTTTGGAAGGAGGAGCTGTTAGGGAAGAAAAATCCTCATGGCCATATGATTATACTCCAAAGGAATTGGAAAGAATTAAACAAGGTAGAGTTGAGTCTACTAGGCCTGTAAAAGGTACAATTGACCCCAATTATCAAGATTTTATCATTAAACCTTCTCAACAAGAATCGTTATTAACTCCTGGTAGAAAAGAGACTCAGGAGTTTGAGGCGATTCCAATGAATGTTGCAGAACCATTAACAACTGATGTATTCATGCAAGATGAGGGCATCAGCCCTCCAGGTGAAGCAATCTCACAAATGCAGTCTCCTGACCATAATTTATTTGGAGCAGAGGAAACTGCTTTTTCAAGTGGAGATATAGAGAGGATTATTGGAGCTGAATCGTCTGGTTTACCTGGAGCAGTGTCTTCGACTGGTCGTATTGGTGCTATGCAAATCTGGGAGAGCACTGCGGCTGACCCAGGGTATGGTGTTACTCCTGTTGGCAGGGATGCCTTAGAAGACCCTCAGTCAAATATTGCTTTTGGTAAGGAGTATTTAGAAGCAATGTATAAAAGATTTGGAAGTAAAGAAAAAGCATTAGCCGCATATTTATTGGGTCCTGGAGCTGCTCAGAGAGATTATTTCCCACAAATGGGAGCCGCTGACCCAGAGACTAGAGTTAGAAAACATTTAAGGGGAAAGGTATTAGACCCGAAAAAACCTAAACCTGAAACATTTGGTAGCGTTCAATTATATATTGACAGGATACTAGGTAAGTCTCCTTTACATAAATCATACGGTGATGAGGAAGCAATATTATCAAATGTTAGACAAAGATATGGAGGGATGTATTAATGCCAATTGGAACACTTAAAGGAGCCGCTGGAGGAGCAGCGACTGGAGCTACGATTGGAACTGCTTTTGGGCCTGCTGGGACTGTAGCTGGGGCAGCCATTGGTGGTGTCGTTGGTGGAATTGGAGGATTACTTGGTGATATCACTGGAGGAACAGCCGCTGGTCAAGAATATGATTATTTAACTACTGAGTTAGATACCCTCAATCAGTCTCTTGCTGACTTAACTGGTCTTGGCACAATGAAAAGAGGTATTGAACTCGAAAAGTTTGATGAGCAAAGGGAGAGACTTGCGTTTGGAGGGCAAACATCAATGAAGGATATACTTGAATCTTATAATAGAGCAAGGGGACAGACTGGTTTACGTAGCGGAGCTGTTGAACAGCAGCGTGAAGAAGGTATAAGTCAAGTAAGAGCTGAGCATGCATTTGGTATGCAAAACCTTCAAACTGCATTAGGGGATACATTATTAGCTGCTGATGAGTGGCAGGGTGGTCGAGAAGCAGCAATAAAAGAAACAATTGCTGATGTAGAGAGAAGAAGAACAAAAGCAAAATCAGAAAGCACATGGTTAGATCCATTTGATTAAGGATATATTATGCCAGCATTAGACACAGCATTATCAATATTAAGCTCAGGCTCAGTTGGTCTAACTCAAACAAGGTTTCAAGAATTACAACTTTCTCTTGCAAAGATGGAACTTGAGACTAAGAGAGAGACAATGCGTGAAGAAGTTCTCATGCGTAAGGAGCAGAGACAACGTGAAAATGCATTATATGCTCTTGATGCAGGTGAAAAATATCTTAAGGAAGAGAAATTTAATGCAGCCAACTCAGTCATTGGTAATCTTGTAGGTATCTTACCAGAGTTCAAAGAAGATATGACAATGAAGCAGATAAAAAAGCAACTAAAGGATAATGTTCCTGATGAATTATTACAGAATAAGATTGCCAGTATAGTATTTAATTATTATAGTGAGAGCGAAGCATCACAGTTGGCAGCCATTGAGTCAGCAACAAATTTATCTGAGTATATTAATTCTGAGTATAGGATATCAAAATCAGCAGCAAAAGCAACACCTGGATTAAATAACTTGATAAAAGCAGGTCTTGTGTCAAAGCCTGATGCACCTGATTTTGAAGCTTCAGTATTACCTTATGGATTACTTAGTAAAACAAAAGATATAAAACGTAACATTGCTAAAGAGAGAGCTGAAATTGGAGCTGGAGATTATACAATACAAGAAGACATACTATTGCCAACAGAGATGCAAGCTGCCTTTGAGGCTTTAGCTGTTGGCACTGATAATCAAGCTGCGTTTAATGAAGCTCTCAGAAATTTGGGGGCAGGTGTTGGTGCAGAACAAATACAGTTTGCTGATGGCTCACCTGGGGAAATAAGTGAAGATTATAGGTCTAATGTAAATGAACTTTCCCAGCTTGAATCACAGAGAAACGTAACTAGAAAGTTGGTTGAAGAGGGGTTTGGAGGAACTTCAGAGTCAGATTTAAAGTCTTTAAATGAATCTATAAATGAGAAGAGAGAATATTTAATTAATAAAAGATTTGAGTATGAGAAGGCTAGTAGACAGGTTGAGATTGAAGAATTAGCTGCGGATTTAGATATTAAAGCAAAACAAAATCTTGCTGCAGCTGGATTACAAGAGACGGCTGAGAATATAAAAGCAATGAAAGATAAGATACGAAGAGAAAGTCCACCGACAGGTTCACAGCATCCTTCTATGGACGAAGCCTTCAAAGAATTTGCTGCTGGTCAACGAGTATATAGAGAATAAATTATACCTCTATGCCTGATACTTTAACAGAGCGATTCAAGAAGCAACTTGAAAAACAAGGTGTAGTTGCTACTGACGCTCAGATAACTTCCTACCTACAACAACAGGGATTACTGGAACCAGAACAAAATCAGTTAATGCCCATATCAAATGCCATCCAACAAAGAGGAATGTCATATGATGTAACACCTGAAGCTGATGATAAAATTGATTTATTGCAAGGAGTCGCAGCTGGGGCATGGAGTTTATTTGATGTGGCAGCCCTTGGAATACCAGGATTAACTGGTCTTACACCAGAATATGTACAATATGAAAAGTTGGGACCCGCAGGAAGAGTTGGTAGAGTTCTTGGTGAAGCCACTGGATTCTTAGTCCCACTCAAGGGTATCAGTGCGATAACTAGGGGAGCCGCTAGCCTAGCAAAGGGTAGTAAAGCAGGTATCAATCGAGCTGTCGAAGTTGCTCGTAAGACAGCGGGTCAAGCTGGTGTATCAAAGTCTGCGGCTGAAAGTGCAATTCGAGCAGGCGCTGCTGATAAACACATGAGACTTACTCAATTACCTAGGTATGCTTTGAAGGGTGAGAATCTTGATGAAGTTGATATGGTGATGAAGTCTGAATTTGCTAGAAGATTGGGTGGTGAATTTCCAAATATGTCATCTCAACAATTAGGTAGAATTGCTGATGATGCAGTTAATGCATTAAGAGGAGAAGCGAGACATATTAATTCAGCTGGTCAGTGGATTGAGAGAAAATTGGCGACAAGGTTTCCAGACAGAGGTAGAATAACAACATATCTTGCTGACGCTGCTGACATGACATTGAACTTTAGTTTATATAATATATTAACTGATGCCACAAGAAGTATGATTACTGATTCTGAGTTTACTCCTGGACATGATATATGGGATGCAATGAAGTTCTCTGCATTTTTACCTGCTGTTCATGCAATACCTGGAGGTGGTAGAGCATTGTTCAAAACTAGAAAACATATGAATGAGATGTTAAAAAAGTTTAGGTCGATAGACCATGATACAATGGCTAGGCAGGGTAAAACTGATGAGTTAAATGCAATGCTTCAGTTATTAGCTAGAGGAACAAAGTTTGAAGCTGGTGTAAGTGCTCAAGCAAGTCAATATAAAGGTAGAATGTTCTCAGCTAAAGAAGCAGCATCACATATAAAATCAATAATAAAGAAGGGTAATCCTGAGATATCAACTAGAGAGTTTATGGCAGAGGCTGGCAGTGATTTAGTTGGTTCATTCCCTCGTATGCTTGTTGGTGCATTATACTTTAATTCTAATGTATTACTTGATAGAGATGTTCTTAGGAATATACCAAAGGATGAAATGTGGACGCATCTATTGGTTGGAGCAATGTTTACAAAGAGACATAAACCATTATATCAGGAGAAGTTTCCAACATTAAATAATTTTGATAGGAAGCTTGAATTACTTAGGACTCTAGGTATTGACGCTGATTCTCTTGGTGACTATGCTAGGTGGCATAATAGAACTGACCAGATTGGTATGGCTAATGTTGGCATGAGAGACAATGCTGAGGCTATGGATATGGTTAGGATATTTGGAAATAGTAAGGTAACTGAAGAAGCTAACCAGCGTGTAAATGCTGTTGGAGCTGATGGTTTATTAAATTATGATTTGGTAAAGCAGGCTCATAGTATACATGATTTATATCAGATAGTTTCTAACACGATAGGTGATGCTGGTAAGAAGAGAATTGATATAAAGAACCTAAGTGCTGATACAATAAAAGATATTGATGCACAACTTAGGTCAATAGTAATTAATAAAGAGGGGGAGAAACTCAGTGAGGAGAATTTCTCTGAGTGGAAAGAAGGATTTGAGAAAGGATTAAGAGAGGGTCCAGCTAGTATATACCTAGGAATGATTGCATCAGTTGCTAGACACTTGGGAGTACCAGTCGATGGAGAGCCAACCGTTGATGGTAAGTTAAGAGTTGGAAGAATCGAGGGATGGCAACGATCTGATTTGATTCTAGACAGTCCTGAGCTTGCTCAATGGGTTGAATTGAGAGACACTTTTGAAAAGTGGAATTATCTAGAGACATTTGAAGAAGCAATACCTAGAACAGCAAAGGATATTATTACTGCTGAGAATAAAGCAGAGGTATTAAAACTTATAGCAGGTGAACTCAAGTCTGTTCCTGAAGCTCTAAAGAGTGCCAATTATGAGGAAGGTGTAGAAGGTGGTGACGTACTTGTTACTGATAATGGATTCTTAGATTCAATACAGAATTACAAAACTGATAAAAGATTGAACTCATTATATAGAATTCTTTCAGGTAATAGTAGGATGACATCTGAAGAACAGGCAGTTCATAGAGCATTAAGTGAGACTCTTGGAGACCAGATACCATCACAACTTGGAAAGATTCAAGAGCTTATAAAGGTAAAACTTTCTAAAGAGGAGAAAAAGGAAACTGGTGCTAAAGATAGAAGAGCATTAGCAGAGGATGCATTACATGATATTGCTCATATGTGGAGTATATCAAAGTCTGATGGAAGGAAGAGAATAGAATTATCACTTAGACAAGCTGAGTCATTGATTGGTACAATGGAAGCTGAGGGTCTTTTATTTGAAAAGAGTATGTATCGCCATGATGCATATGAGCAAGTAAATAAACATTTCTGGAGGAGAATAATTGCATCTCCAGATATTGGAGCTAAGGAACTTGGCGTTATAAGAATAGGAATTGATAGTGGATTAGTTGGAGTCACTGTTGCTGGTGGTGGAAGACCTAGACTTGAATGGCCTCATCCCACTGCAATGGCTGAAGCTTTGGCTCGTGAGTTGAAAACTAATATCAGTGACCCAGAGGTAGTGGAATTATTAGAACAATATGATGTTATATTAAGAAATATTACAAGTATTAAAGGTAAATATATTGATACAGGTACTAGATTTATTGACCCAGGTTCAATGCCAGAACAGGGATACTCAGGTTTTATACATGATGCATATATATTAACTGAGAAATATGATAAGATTGTTACTGATAAAGTAAAACAATTAGAGAATGTATTAAGTAGAAACGATACGATTAATGTCCAAATAAAAAGCCTTATTGAAATGTTTAAGAATGAGAAGGGCGAGTATAAGGACATCGAAGCTGGTGAAATTGAGGAGATACAAAAGAAACTTGAGGTTATCGTTAATGACCCTGAAATAATAAAGACTCTTGATAAAGAACAAATGGGTTTAGTTAAGGCATTGAAGTCAAAGTTTGGTATTGACAAATCAATGGGAGCTGAAGCTGCTAGCTATAGTTCAGCAGCAGAAGGTATTGAGTCAATGATTGATGGATTGTTTAAAGATAATTCAAGATTTAGAAGAGTAGCAAATCAACTTATATATAACGTAAGTGTAGGCAGTCAAGCTAGAATCCGAGGAGCTGAGAGACTTGATAAGCTAACAGCATTATTAGTTAGTGACCTAAAGGGTATGAAAATTGAGTTGAATCAAGAAAAGAAAATTGGTCTTGAGGATATACATGAACAGTTTGTTAAGGCAGGTAAACTTGAAAAGTATCTAAATCATTTAGAAATAGCTGCTGGAGCTTGGGGTAAGGATTATACAGAAGAACAGTGGATGGAATACTCTCGTGAAATAAGACAAAGAGAGAATGATGCATCATCACTTGGAGTCGATTCATCAGAAAAATTCAGTATTCAATATGTACCATCAAGGTATGGTGTCCATAATGATAAATTGACTGAGAACAATTTTAGAAATATTCTTGACCATCTCAGAATGTTAAGAGATGAAGCTGCTGCAACTTATGAGAAAACTGGTAGTACAAGACTATGGGATTCTTTTGAAGCTGCAGGTCAAGAGCTTATTGATGAAGTTAGAAAAGCTATTGTAAAGAAAAATAAGGCTACACCCGAAGAAGTTGATGCAGAATTCAGTAAGTTTTTAAAGGAAGCATTGAATCCCTTATTATCAAATGTTGCTGGTATGGAAAAGATGCCAACGATGAGCCTTGAACAAGGTTCTAATGGTAAGCCAATACTTCAACTCAATGAAACACTTTCTGGTAGTGGAGAATTATCACGATTCATAGCTGAGGCCGCTGATTTACGTGGAGGTGAAGAATCTGTTGGAATATTTAGGTTAAGAAAGAATGGTGTTTATAATAATCGTAAGGTAAATATACGAGAAGCTCTTGATAATTTTGATTCAGTAATAAATAATATTGAGGGTAGTAACATTCAGATTGCAGCTGAACTAATCCCAAGAGAAACATCTGATAGGTATAGACCTAATAAATACTCTGGAGCTGAAGACCCAATGTCTAAGGGTATATCTGTAGCTACTGGGCTTAGCAATCAACTGTGGGTTAGAACAGATAACTTAACTGATGGTAGACTTAATCGTTGGTTTAAAAGATGGTATGATGGTAAGGAATCCTCGTTAAAAAACATTATAGACACAGGTACTAGTAAAGAAGCTAGTGATGCGAGAATTGTTCTCAATCGTTTGGATACATTATATAAATCATTTACAGAAAAGACTGACAGTACTGACCCAGCTGTTAGAAATATGGTAAAGGCTATGTATTGGGATAGAGTTTCTCCAGAGTTATTCAACAAGATGGTGAGAGCATTAGATAAACCTAATAAAGTGGATGAGTTGGGTGCTGCTTATATGAAATATATGTCTTTAGCAGAAGCTACTGGAGCAAAGGTTCAAGGTAAGTATGAGGTTATTAGGGCAATACTAAAACTTAATCCTGAGATTCCAGCAGAACAAAGAGCTAGTCTTGAGAGTTATATTAAACGACCAGAGTTGAGACAATCAGTTATAGCAGATGAAGCGATGGCTCAATTAAACGCCGGTGCAATTTCAAAAAGTGCATTAAAAAAATTAAAGAAGAGGTATCCAAAGTCATCGGATATGATTGATGAGATGATTGGAGAGTTAGAAACATATTTCAAAAGTCTTGATAGTTCAGCTATTAATGCACAGTCATGGTTGAGTACGAGAGCTGCTCATATATTATATGCATTTAAGGGTAGGAGTCTTGGCGATAATCTAGCTGGTATCAAACCATCAGGAGCATTTAGGGGTGATGAAGGTTCTATGTTATTGAAGAGTAACTTTGTTTATGACCCAAAGATAGCAAGTATAATGAATAAACTTGGACTTGATATATTATCAACTGAGTCAGCTGCTAAAGTATTTACCTTGGCTAATAAAGTTAATATCGAAGGTAAGTTTGGTTCAACTGGTGAGATGTCAGACAGATTTTTTGAAAGATATGGCAGTAAGGAAAGTTTTCTTGATAGTGGAGAGTACGGCACAATAAAAGTAGAGAATATATACCTTGGTAAAGTAACTGATAGGAAGGGAGCTACAAGCATTTCATATGCATTGATGGATTTCCTTGACTCAAAGGGTATGAATGATATGCTTAAAGAAGGTGGGTATTTTGACTATGCAAGTATAGCTGCTCAGGGCGTGAGCAATCTTCATAATATTTCTATGGGTGGTTCTAAAAGTATGGGTCTATCCATGAGTCTTATTCACGAAGCAAGAGAAGCTGGTGAAATATTTGATAGAAGTCAGTCAGGTCTTGTAGAATATTTATTGAAATTTGGTCTTGACCCTGATTCTAATGTAATAAATAAATCCTTACAGAGAATGGCAGTGAAAAGATTAATGAAAGATTTCAAGTCTCCATCCACTGAGGGTTCTTCATATTCAATCCTTAAACCTTTTATACAAGGACAACCATCTGTATATGCAGAGGTAGAGGGTCCACGTGGCAAGTTTCACCGTCAGATAGTGTATGGTGAGAAGCGATTACCACACGAAGATAAAGCAATTGTTCTCAGTAATATGAATAACGTAAAGTATGTTGTTACTGTTGGAGGTAAAGATGTTCAGGTAGGGATAAATGATAAAGGAAAGTATGAATTTATTGATAATCTTGAAAGCAATCGGAAGTATACTGATACAATAAGAGCTAAGAAGATTGTTAGTGTTATTGAAAAAATAAAGGATAAGGTAAACAAAGATTTTAATGGCAGACCTCCTACTATGTATGAACTTCATCAGTATCTGAAGCAAGGTAATCTTATACAAGAGCTTATGCCTGGTAAGTATGAGCCGATGGAGATTAGTATTTCATCTCTCACTTTGAGGATGCCTAACCTTGGTGGTGATGTTGCTGTTCATAAGATTGAAGGGTTTTATAGTCCAAGAGAAGGAAATGTTGTTGGTGTTAATCCATTAGACCTAGCATCGGTTCATCAGGGTGACTTTGATGTTGATGCCGCTTTTAATTACCATGACGTGCCTTGGGGATTAAATAAGTCTCACTCAAAGAATCTTGGTTTGGCAGTTGACGCTATAACATACCCAGGCGACCCATATGATATGGATGTATTTGAGAATGGATATAAAACTGATAGACCTGCGGGTTCTGGTGGGACTGCTCTCAATGATGGTATGAATAGACATTTAAAAAATTATGAGAATTCTAAAAAGGTATTTGGTAGTGTAAAAAGATTGTCAAGCGCAATATCTTCACTTGAGAGACTTGATTTAAGTGCATCTAAATTTGGTATGATTGAAAAAGATAGTCCTGAATATGCTCAGTGGCTTCAGAGATATAAGAACACACTTCAAAGTATTATTGATGCAACGAAAAGACCTAATTTTGTTTCAAGGGCTGGAGCTGATGATATACTTGAGTGGGTACTGTTTGGCGAGATGAGTAGGCTTGGGCCTGATTATATTCCAAAGGAGTTACGTGAGAATACTGGAGAATGGCATGAGCAAGGAATCAGTGAGGGATATTTCAAGTTGGATAAAAATTTATCCCCTAATGAAAGAGCAATGTATAAAGAATCCATTATAGAAATAGTTAAAATGCTTGGCAGACCTCAGAAAATACTCAGTGGAGTGTTTGATGAATCTGGTAGAAGGCCACCTGAGATTAGAGATATAAACAGTATGTATTCAGATATGCAAAAATTCTTTAATAAGCCTCAGTCTTGGGTTGCCAACAGATTATTAATTAAACATCGTGGTGATGAAAAGTTTAGAAATGCAGTTCTTAAAGAGTTTTATGGTATTAGTGAGGCTAGTGAATACAAAGATACAAAATCATTCTTTACTGATTATTTTAGTAAGAATAAAAGAACACCAGAGGCTCTTGCAGAGGTATTTTCATTTGGCATAGGCAAAGACTTAGGTATAATGACTACTCCTGGTGGTAGAATAGCTAGTGAGATTGTTGGTCAGCAGGAAAGTTTAAAGATATTAAAGAAAAATTATGGCAAATGGGATACAAGTAATTTACAGGATAGGGTTGGAGCTGCATTAACTGACCTTGAAGAGTACGCTGCCATTGTAGGTGAGAAAGAATTTAGAAATACATTTACAGAGATGGTATCTGGTGGTGACCTAGCCGCTGATGCTATAGCTGGTGATAAGTTAAGGTCATTGTCAACAATATTTTCTAAGAATGGTGAAAGATTTCTGACTAGCCATAAGGATGTTCAGGAGTATTCAGTCATTGCTCACATACTTGAGAATGAAATGTCATCATTACAGGGATTTATTAGAAGAAATACTAGCCCAAGAGGTACAACAGATTCAGTTGATAGAGCTCAGTTTAAAATGAAATTGATTAAGTCTATCATTGATGGTATAGATAGGAAAGAACATAGAATTATAGGCGGCCTCGGTAAAAAGGAAACTGGTAAAGAGATTAGAAAACATTTTCATTTTGTTGATAAAAATTGGAGTAAGGAAAAGAAGAGCAGGCCTTATAGAAATGATAGTAGAAATCCACAGTATGTATATCGTGAGGTTGATAGGTCTGGTAAGAAAAGTTTTAAGTTTGAAACGACAGTAAGACCGTCAGCTACTAACTGGTTAAGGCCTGGTAAGTATGTGATTTTAAAGAATCCAATAAGATACACACCAGTTAATAGGAGAAAAATTGTTGATGCTTATTCTCTCCTTGAATCAGTTGGTGAGACTATTCCAAGATTTATTGAAGGCATGGAAGAACATATGATACCTGAATTTTATAATGATACTGGAGAGATGCGTAAAGAACTTGGTACTCTAGCTCATGATGTGTTTGAACAGTCAAAGAATAGTCCATACTCAAGAGAAAATTGGATGCTTGAAAGTAAACTCGAAGATAACATAGTCAATGACTTCTTTGAAAAATGGTTACCGCGTTTAACTAAATCAGTTGACGGCCGGATGCTCGATTACGAGCCAAGTGAAATAGTGGTTTGGCAGCTAGCAGCTGAGCTTATGAAACCAAGACCTGTGGCCGGTGGAGTAGCTTATACATCCGGTACGGCAAAGATACACCTACCTGAGTTTAAAATAAATAAAAGGATGGTTGCTGCAACATTCAGATATTTAAAAGATGCTGGTTATAGTGATATTGCAAAGGATATAGCAGGTAGATATGGAAGAGCTTATAGAAG